GTCTATTCTTATACTAAACAGAATGGCTAGGTAACTATGGCAGCTGCAAAACGGCCCGTAAAAAAACAGAACGCAAGAAAACCAACGGTAATAAAACCAAAACGACCCGAAACCAACCTAGACGCTCTCGAATTGGTGATAGACCAACTACGTCACGCCGGCCGTATCGAGCGCATAGACGAGGCAGTAGTCATGGCAGCACGAGCCCTAGCCGCACAGGTAGACGACAAACCAGATAACGCCGCACTATGGCGAGAATACAGAGCAGCTGAGCAGACGCTCAGAGGAATTAGCACCTATGCAGACGACGCATTTAGCCTACTCATTGACCAGCTGCACGCCGAGAGTTAGTACCGGCAGAACGCCAGGCCGCACTAATCACGGTAAGCAAGTAGCCAAAATAGCCGAGATACTCGGTAATCCGTTAATGCCCTGGCAGCAGCTAGTGGCCGACGTAGCCACCGAGTACCACATAAAAGACGGGCAAGAAATCCCCTACTACCGTGAGGTTATAGTCACCGTACCTAGACAGGCTGGCAAGAGCACGCTACTACTAGCCCTATTTCTACATAGAGCTCTACTATCTAAAACGCCTCAACGGCTGGCGTATACCTGCCAGACAGGCTGGGACGCACGTAAAAAACTCCTAGACGATTGGGTACCCATTATTGAAAAAAGCGCCATAGGTAATGCTGCTAAACGAATATATCGAGGTGCCGGTAATGAGGCCGTCGTATTTAAAAATGAGAGCCGACTAGAAACCCTACCAACCACGTCTACAGCAGGTCACGGCCGCACGCTCGATGTAGGCGCAATAGACGAGGCATTTAGCGACACGGACGACCGACGTGAACAGGCAATGCTGCCAGCAATGGCGACACGTAAAGCAGCGCAGCTATTCGTAGTAAGTACCGCCGGCACAAATGAGAGCGCCTACCTCAGGCGTAAAGTAGCGGCAGGTAGGGCAGCTGTAGCAGAGGGAATAACTACAGGCCTCGCATATTTTGAATGGTCGGCCCTAGAAAATGACGACCCAGACGACGAGGCGACATGGTGGCAGGCCATACCCAGCCTCGGTATCACCGTAGACATAGAAACGATTAGGCACGCACGGCGCACCATGACCGACAACGAATTTAGACGGGCCTGGTTAAACACGTGGACGCAGGCCAGCGAACTAGCCATACCTGCCCCAGCATGGAATAAAGCGCAAGAGCTCAAAACTAAACCAGCCGGCGAGCTCGCCTACTGTCTCGACATATCGTTAGACCGAGCCATTAGCAGCATTGCTGTAGCCGACGAGTTAGGTCGTTTGGAGGTTATTGAGACCAGACCTGGTACAGGTTGGGTATTAGACCGCCTCACCGAAATAGTTGGTAAGCATGGCGGCCGTGTTGCTATTGACATGTACGGCCCAGCTGGCGCATATGCACCACTATTAGAGACCGCCAAAATTACGGTAGAAAAATATGCTCTAAAAGATATTTGCCACGCCGCTAACAGGTTTTACGACGCGCTTATAGAGGGCCGTATCAAAATCAGACCTAACGAAAACCTAGACAGGGCCGCCCAGGCGGTACGTAAAAAGCCCATAGGCTCTAGCTGGTTATGGGCAAGAAATGACCCAGCAGTAGATTTAACGCCATTATTAGCCGCAAGTGTGGCATATCATTGTGCTACAGATAAAAGAGCTCGGCCTATCGTTAGGAGTGTCATATTTTGATAGCCTCAGCATTACAAGTAATAGGGATTAGTATTACTCTCGTGGCGCTCACACTCATAAACCCCATACTCGGTTTGTCCATTACAGGTCTGGCCGTGACAGGTTTAGGCATATTGTTAGAGGGTAAAGGTAAATAATGTTACGCCAACTATTTACCAGGGCCACCGTGCCGAGTGTCGCCAATATTAACGGCGGTACCGTAGACGCCTACGGTAGAGTCGGTCGTTTTGGTGACTATGTAGACGCTGGTACCTATGTAGACGAAAATACGACGCTCACCGTTTCGGCCGTCTGGCGAGGTATCAACCTGATAGCCGACGCTATCGGCGGTCTACCTATTCATGCTTACGAAAATGGCGAGCGTATCGAACCAACGCCTAGCATTTTGTTACGACCTGCCTACCCTGAGACTGCCGTAGAAACATACTCGGCAATGGTCGGTGCCCTAATCCTGCACGGTAACTACGTTGCCGTACTAGGGCCCGCAAATACGAACGGCTACCCCGAACTCATCTATCCCGTAGCGCCAACTCGTGTATCTGTCACTCGTGATAGCGGCCGCCTGGTCTATAAAATTGACGACATGGTTTTTAATGCCAGCGAGGTTATGCACATTAAAGCGCACAGCCGACCTGGCAGCGACTACGGACTAGGACTACTACAAACTCAGCGGCAGCTCATCGGCTCAGCTTTAGCAATTAACGAATACGCTGCTAAATATTTTGCTGGTGGCACAGCACCCACCGGCATTATTAAAAGTGCTAACCCAGACCTAACCCAGCAAGAGGCCGACCTGCTAAAAAGTATGTGGCTACAGCATTACGGCGGCCGTAACCGTGAGCCTGCTGTACTCAACAGTACAACCGATTTTACGCCCATTACAGATAACGCTCAGCAGGCCCAGCTCATAGAGTCTCGTACCTTTAGCCTGACAGAGGTAGCCAACGCTCTAGGTATACCTGCCTACTATTTAGGCGCACCAAATACGAGCCGCACGTATAGCAATGTTGAGAGCGAAAATATGCAGCTAATCCGCTGGTCTCTCACACCCTGGCTAACACGTGTCGAGCAGGCCATGAGCGACCTACTACCAGAGGGACAGTACGCCAAATTTAATTTAGACAGCCTGCTACGTGGGGATACTCTCAGCCGATACCAGGCGCACCAAATAGGCATAGACGCAGGATTTTTAACCGTAGACGAGGTACGCCAAATAGAGGATAAACCTTTAGATATGGCCGAGTCTGCCGATACCGAAATGATAGACGCACCAGCAACAGCAGATACAGCAGAATTACCGAACATGGCAGGAGATACCGCCAATGATTGAACATAGAAATTATGAGCTAGACCTAGAGGTACGAGCAGGTGAGGACGGCCGTACCGTGTGCGGTATCGTCGTGCCTTACAATTTTGAGCAGCGCATTAACAGCCAGCTCACCGAGGTATTCAGGCCTGGCGCATTTGCCGCCGTGACACGTGCAGCTCACCGAGTCAAGCTGCTAGTGAGCCACGACAGCAACGCTCTACCTATCGGCCGTGCCACCAAATTAGAGGAAACGCCAGCAGGTTTATACGGAGAGTTTAAAGTAAGCAAAACCGACAGAGGCGACCAAATTCTAGAGCTGGTACGTGACCAGGCGCTCACCGAATTTTCTATAGGTTTTGCACCTTTAAAAGACCGTAAAACGACTACAGGCGTAGTCGAGCGTATTAAAGCCCATTTAGCCGAGGTGTCGCTGGTTACATTTGGTGCCTACGGTGAAAATGCTGTAGTGAGCGCCGTACGTGAACTAGAGCAGAGTCGCCCAAATTTAGACGCTGCACGAGCTCTGTTAGACAGCCTTAAAAAGTGAAAAGCGTCGTTAAAACAGTTACTACTACACCCTCAATAGTGGTAGCCGCCGACGATAAGAACCGAGTAGTAATGCTGCATGTCATCGGTGCCGGCACCGTATACTTGGGCGGCTCAGACGTCACTACTACTACAGGATTTTTAACCGAAAAAAACGCTGTACCACTATGTTTAACGGTTCCATTCAATGAGACTGTATGGGCGGTAGTGGGAACAGGCACCGAAAATGTGCGAATACTCACCCCAGACGTAGACTAAAACTATGCCCTGGCATATCGAAACAAACTACGCAGGCTGCACCGGCTACGCCGTTGTTAAAGACGACACAGGCGATATAGAGGCCTGCCACCCCACCAGAACCGACGCTAAAAAACATTTAGCAGCCTTATATATTGCCGAGCCGACGGCAAGAGCTTTAGACCGTGCCGGCGTCATTGTGGACATAGACGGCACTCTAGTAACAAATAATGGTACGCCGAGGCCTGCCGTTATTGAATACGTGAAACAGTTAGACCGCCCTATTTTTATAGTTTCGGGCCGTGACATTTCTACCCGTTCAGTTACTAAAGAGCTCATAGATAGCCTCGGTATTGACTATCAGCAAATTTATTTAAATGATAGAGGTAGCACGTTGGCGCATAAAAAAGCTACAGCGAGCCGCCTTATCGGAATGTACGGTATTGACGTGGCGGTAGAAAATGACGCTGCCACAAGAGCTATTTACTCTGAGCTCGGTATAGGTGACGTCGTAAACCCTAACGATATTGGTCGTCGTATTCGTCTTGAATATGCGCTAAATATTATGCGCCGTCTGCTACCGTAAAACATAGAACATAGAGCACCCCACAAATAGTGGCACCCTCAGGATTAAAAACCATATACCCCCACGTTTTTACTACAAAAGGAAACCCCCACTATGAGTAATCCATTTCTTAATGGTCTGACCGAAAAGCGTCAGGCTAAAACAGCCCTTATCGAGGCAACGCTCAACGCTGCCGCCGACTCTGACCGTGACCTCACCGAGGCCGAGCTCGCCAACGTTGAGGCATTGAGCACCGAGGCCCGCAAACTTGACGAGCGTATTACCGTCATCGCCGAAATTGAGACACGTAACGCTAAGGCCGCCGAATTGGCCGCCAAAATTGACGGCGCTACCGAAACACGAGCCACAGGCGGCGCACGTATCACCAGCGAGGAACCGACCTACTCGGCCCGTTCAGAGCACAATTTTTTAACCGACGCCCTTAACGCCTCTTTTGGTTGGGATAGTGACGCTCAGCAGCGTATGAGCCGCTACAACCGTGAGGTATCTATCGAGCGCCGTGACATTGATACATCTAACTTCGCTGGTCTCGTCGTGCCACAGTACCTCGTAGACATGTACGCACCGTTGGCACGTGCCGGCCGTCCGACCGCCGACATCGTCCGTAAGCACCCACTTCCGACGCAAGGTATGACCGTAAACATTTCACGAGTCACTACCGGCGTAGGCGTCGAATATCAGGCCGCCGAAAACGACACCGCTACCGAAACCAACATGGACGACACGCTCTTAACTGTGAACGTGAACACCATCGCAGGTATGCAAGACGTCTCAAAGCAAGCCATTTTACGTGGCGCTAACATTGAAGAGGTCGTATTAGCCGACCTGGTTAAGGCATACCATACGAAACTTGACTACGGCATTTTAAACGGCACCGGCTCAAGCGGCACCCCTACAGGTCTCACGACCCTCAGCGGTACCGTGAGCGTCACCTATACCGACGCTTCGCCAACCGTTGCCGAGCTGTACCCTAAATTGTTGGACGGTATCCAACAAATCCAGAGCAACGTGTTCCAGGGCCCTAGCCATATCATTATGCACCCTCGCCGCCTCGGCTGGTTGCTGGCAGCTACAGATACCACAGGCCGCCCACTCGTGGTACCTAACGCTAATGGCCCCATGAACGCCGTCGGCACCTATCAGGGCCTCGGCTACGGACAGTCTGGCCAATACTCCATTGTTGGCCTGCCGATTATCACCGACGCAAACGTAGCGACAAACCTCGGCGCAGGTACCAACCAGGACGAAATTTACATCGTCGCCGCCGACGAGCTACATCTGTGGGAAGCACCAGGCCAGCCCACCTATGTACGTTTTGAACAGCCAGACGGCAAGGTAGCGGTACGTATCGTCATGTTCGGTTTCTCAGCGTTCACCGCTGGACGTTATCCAAAAGCCACCGCTAAAATTGGTGGTACAGGACTCGTCACCCCGACATTCTGACCCACACGGCCAGAGTAGCTGCTGGCGTACTCGACACACGCCAGCAGCTAACCCCCACCTAGAAAGCAGCCGCCATGAGTTTAGAAAAGCAAATAGCCGCAGCTGTCGCCGCAAAAATCCCACCGGCAACTATCGCTAAAATGTTTGGTCTTGCTGAGGTCGCTATTAAAGCTGCACCAGCTATCACCGAAATTACAGACGAGGTAGCCGCTATCGTAAAACCAGCACGGCGCAAAATCATTAAAGGTAAGTAATGACAATTACCAACGGCTACGCCACGCTGGCCGAGGCCAAAGCATATTTAAGTATCGCCGACAGTATCGACGACACAATGCTAGAGGCTATGGTTATGTCAGCGAGCCGAGCCATAGATAATATTGCCGGTCGCCGTTTCTATCTAGACGCCTCAGCGAGCGCACGCCAATACCGTAGCAATAACCCATACATACTCACGGTAGACGATTTCGGTAGCACGACAGGCCTAGCACTAGCGTTAGACACAGGCGGCGACGGCACCTATGAAACCACGCTAACCTATAACACCGATTACATTGTCGAACCGTTTAACGCTGTAGCAATGGGAAAACCCTACACACAGGTAACACTCGTCGGCGGCCAACTATTGCCATACCTGCTACCCAACTACAGGCCGTCCGTGCAGCTCACCGCTAAATGGGGATACCCCAGCGTGCCCTATGACATTAGCCAGGCGTGCCTCATTCTGACCGCCGACATGTACAAACGTAAAGACTCGGTAGGTGGAAACCTCGGTATCTCAGAGCTGGGCGCTATTCGTATGAGCCCGTTAGGCCGTGACATTGCAGCCATGACCAGAGCATATCGCCGTGAGGTTATAGCGTGAGCATGACGCCGAGCAGCGTACGAGACGGCCTCAAAACAGCCTTAGCGACTATCACAGGTTTACGTACCTATGACATTATCCCCGACGGTATAGCGCCACCAGCTGCCGTCGTCGGTCTGCTAAGCCTTGATTTTGATATGTCAATGCAGAGGCACCTAGACCACGCCGATATCGAGGTAATGGTTATCGTCGGCCGTATGAGCGAGCGAGCTGCACAAGACAAACTAGACGCCTATCTAGCCGGTAGCGGTAGTGGCTCTATTAAGGCCGCTATTGAGGCAGATACCACGTTAGGTGGCAGCGTGCAGACATGCCGAGTATTAAGCGCCTCACCTACTACTATTACAGTAAGCGGTGCCGACATGCTCTGCTACAGATATCAGATAGAGGTCATCGGATAATGGCAAAATACTTAGTACTCAGCGACAATTTTCTTGAGCCGCAAGGCTCTACCATAAGCGACGACCAGCTAGAGGGCCTCAACATTGAGGCGCTTATTTTGGGCGGACATCTTAAAGCAGAACCCAGCAAAACCAAAACAGACAAGGAATAACCAAAATGGCCGTAGAAATTCTTAAAAACTGCTCAGTCACTATTAACGCTGTCGATTTATCAAGCCTTGTAGAGAGTGTGCAAATTACGCACGCTGCCGAAAAAGTAGAAATTACGTCGATGGGTATGACGTCCCGACGGTACGCCACAGGCCTCGCAGCGGACGCCATGAGCATTAACTTTTATGTCGATTTTGCGGCGAGTAAAACAGAGGCAACTATTTACCCGTTAGTAGGTACTACTACTACGGTCGTCGTTAAACCGACCTCGGCCGCTACCAGCGCCACTAACCCTACATATACGTATTCTAATGCTTTTGTGGAGTCTCATACGCCGCTAGGTACCGGCAAGGTAGGCGAGGTGCCTATGACTCAAATTACGCTTTCTGGTGGCGACATCGTTAAAACCATTGCCTAACTATTAAACATAATTAAACATAATTAAAGGGGATACGCAGCATGGTAGGTAATGAGCTAGAGGTAATAACAGTTGATGGTCCCGTACATCGGGTACCTATCACAATCTCGGTTATGTGCGCCTGGGAAGATCAGCACCCAAATTTATTATGGACAGATTGGGCCACAAAACCGACGTTTAAACCGTTGGCATTTATGGGCTGGGCAGCATGCCGTAATTACGGTATCGTCGTAAAGCCTTTTAATGAATGGTTACCAACTATACAGGCGGTAAACATTATGGGAAAAGAGCAGACGGCCCAGCCTGGCACCACAAACTCGTAGCACAAGTAGCAATACTCACAGGCATAGCACCTAACGAACTGCTCGCTACGCCTATGCTCATATTTGAGGAAATGGTAAACCTACTCGAACAGAGAGCACAGCATGGCCGTACAGCAAACGACAGTAACGATAGATGGGCTCAACCAGCTACGCCGTGCTTTTAAAACATTAAACGAAAACGCTAAAGAGGATTTTAAAGCTGCCGGCTACGCCTCAGCTACTATCGTTGCCGACGAGGCTAAAAGTATCGTACCCGTCGTCTCTGGTCGTCTCCGCAATTCCATTAGAGCCGCCATGATTGAGACAGGCGGCAAGGTCAGAGCAGGTATGAAATCCGTACCTTACGCTGGCCCCATTCACTTTGGTTGGGGCCGCCGCAACATTACGCCGCAACCATTCCTATACCAGGCGATAGACCGACGGCATGGCGAGGTATTAGATACATACTTGGCGCATTTAGAACGCATTACAAACGGTTTCTGTGTACCGTCTAGCGGTACCGCACCACGAGCCAGACGAGCCGCTGCCTCTACAGGTACACGGCGTACTCAGGCCGATTGGGATAAGATCATCGAGGCAGGAATGAGTAAAGCATATGGCAAATAAATCAGCAGCAATATCTGTAAACGTCATTGCCGACGCCGCCAAATTTAAAGCAGGCCTAAAAGAGGCCGAGGTCGCCGCTGGCTCATTTGATACACAAATGAAAAACCTAGCTAAAGGTGTAGCAGCTGCCATCGGCACAGCAGCCATTATTCGTTTCGGTAAAGAATCTGTGAACGCCGCAATGAGCGACGCCGCAGCTCAAGTTGAATTACAGCGACAACTAGAGGCCTCAACAAATGCGACAGCCAGCCAGGTAGCACAAGTTGAGGATTTCATTAAAAAAACTCAAAATGCTACAGGCGTATTAGACGACCAACTACGGCCAGCATTTGCGACATTAACTCGATTTACCAAAAACCAAACCGAGAGCCAAAATTTATTAAACCTTGCTCTCGACATATCAACCGCCACCGGCAAACCATTAGAGGCAGTCAGTCTGGCGCTCGGCAAGGCATTTGGCGGCAGCACGACAGCCCTAGCAAAATTAGGAATACAAACTAAAGACGCCGCCGGCAAATCTTTAGCATTTGACCAAATCCAACAAAAATTAGTAGCAACATTTGGCGGTGCTACACAAAAAGCCGCCGAAACCACAGCTGGAAAAATGGCAATAGCAAAAGCCTCATTTAAAGATATGCAAGAGGAAATAGGCACAGCTTTAATACCAGCATTAACAGCAATGATGGACGTACTACAGCCAATAATCAACGCATTTAATCAATTAAGCCCAGAGCAACAGTCAATTATCGTAGGCGCTATTGGTATGGCAGTAGTAGTCAAAGCAGTTACTACAGCATTGCAAGGCATGGGGGTAGCTGCCGGCACAGCACAAGCCGCAGCTTTACCGCTGCTTGCAGTTATGGCAGCGTTTCAGGCTTACCAGGCATGGGTAAATGGTAGTAAAGTTGATAATACCTGGCTAGAAAGTAACTATGCTGATGAGCTACAGCGCACAATAGGTTTACAGGGAGAGGCCCTACATTGGGGTTGGATGAGCCTGCAAATGCGAGCGCAAGAACTAAAAGGCGCTGGAGAGTTAGCCGCTGGGGTAAGCGTTACCGAGGAAGCTTTTCGAGCATTAGCACAGGCCAGCCCAGCTACCGCTCGTGCCGTTCTAGAGGTTTCAACAGCAGCAGATTATAACGATACGACGCTACAAAAACTCAGCGGCATTTTGGACGAGGTCATTATTAAACAGGCAGGTATGGGCGCTGCAGCAGCCGAAAGCGCCGCAATGATTAACGACGCAGCAGGCGCTACCGAGAATTTCTCCGAGCAATGGTCACTACTCAAAACCGAGTTATCTGACCAGGTTATGTGGGACGACTTAGACACCTCATTTGAAACACTCAAAACTAAAGCAGCTGAGGCTTTTGGCGGCAGCGAACAAAACGTAAAAGATTTTAATAAACAACTTGAAAATACCTGGCAAATGGTTGATAAGGTCATGCAAACTCTAGACCTGCCAGCAGAGGTACAAACTAAAGTATCTCTATTATTTGACCAGGGCAAATTTGACCAACTATGGGCATTACTCAACGCTCTCGATACAGCAGGAATAACACGCCGTAACGCTGCACTAGGGCCTGGCCCAGGTATCGGTTTCTTTAGCGGCATTGGTGGCATGGCAAACGGCGGTACGGTTGTCGGCAGCGGTCTCTCGTGGGTAGGAGAAAATGGGCCGGAACTTTTGAATTTGCCGCAAGGTGCCACCGTTACCCCTATGGCAGCTACCGGCACCGGCGGTAACACAATAAATATTACGGTCACCTCAGCCGACCCTCAGGCCGTTATCAACGCTATACGAGATTTTGAACGCCGAAACGGTAGAGGCTGGCGTAAGTAATGACCACGCTGCCCACAGTTAAAACAGAGATTAGTTTTGTATCAGCCTGGGACGCAGCCAGCCCGACCTGGGTAGACGTCTCAACCTATGTACGGGCCATAGATATTAACCGAGGCCGAGCCGAGGATTTAAACCCATTCGACAACGGTACGGCACGAGTCGAGCTCAATAACAGAGACGGACGTTTTAACCCGTCTAACACGGCGAGCCCTTACTATCCGAACGTTAAACCTCGTAAACAGATACGAATTACCGCTACATATACGACACCGACACGTATCAACCTATGCCCTAATCCATCGTTTGAGAATAATACGACGAGTTGGAATACAGGCGGCGGTACCTGCACCCTTACTAGGACAGCGGGCACTATTTCTAGCGGTAACGGTTTATGGTCAATGGTGGCCACGTCGCTTACGGCAGGCGTATATAACGCTACGGTAAACGGTCTCACGTCTAGTATCCCGATTACACCTAGCACCGCATATACAGTCTCAGCGCAAGTACTCAGAACATCTGGCAGTCGTAACTACCGTTTTACAATAAATTGGTATACCGCCGCCTCAGTTTTAATATCTACTAATCTCGGCGGCGCTTTTTCTTGCGCTACCAGCACCCGTATTTCTCTCACAGCTACCGCACCAGCGACAGCCTCATATTTTATCGTTTTGATTGGCACAAGTGGCACAGGCAGCATAGGCGACGCCCACCAAATAGATAACGTGCTATTTGAACAGAGCTCTACAGTCGGTACCTATTTTGATGGTGATACGTCAGGCTTAACGACATGGAATAGCACGGTAGGTAACTCAGCCTCTACAGAGCAAACGACCACCTGGCCGCTATTCAGAGGCTACGTACAGACCTGGCCGCAAGAATACCCACAGTACGGCCTAGACGCCACTAGCACTATTACAGCGGTAGACGGCTTAGCAATTTTAGGCGGTATGAAAACGCCTATAGATGAAATGGCCGCCCGAATATCAGCAGGACAGCTACCAGCCTTATACGCACGTTGGAAACTCGGCGACACCGACACGACCTACCCTCGCTACATTGACAGCAGCGGCAACGGTCGAGACCTACCCGCTGTTATGAGCCAATTTACAGGCCCACCAATGGCTAAGTATTTAGACGACGCCAGCTCAGCATTTGCATACGGTAACGGCTCGCTCGGTTACGCTACCGAGGATTTTACTAACAGCTATAGCATTTCTATGTGGATACAGACCACCCAGACGCCAGCCGCTTTAAACCCAGCGATTTTATTTCAGGCAGGTCGGCTAGGTCTTAATAACGTACAGGTCAGCGTTAATAGCAGCGGTAACGTGTATGTGACAGGCTACGACTATATTCCAGGTTTTATCCCGTACTCAGAGTCAAGCGTCAGGGTAAACGACGGACAGCCTCACCACATTTGTATAACGTCTGGTGGATTTAGTAACAAAATTTATATAGATGGTGTAGACCGTACGGTATCTAACGTGACGCTCGGATTTACAAGCCAACTATTCGGCACCTGGTCACTAGCCCTATCTTTAGATAATATGACAGCGAACCAATACTACGGCTATATGCAAGACGTTTGCGTATGGGCTAGTTCACTCACAGCTACTCAGGTCGGCTACGTCTACGGTATTGGTACAGGTCTCTCATCTGGTGAGACAACATCGGCACGAGCTACCAGGCTCATAAATGCTATATGGCCTACAGCCTCGACCTCATTTGCTACAGGTTCCGGCTATTGCTCAACGTCAGAATATAACGATAATGCTCTCAACGCTTTACAAAAATTAGCCGACACAGAAAACGGTCTATTTTTTGTAGATAGGTCAGGTACTTTAACATTTCGTAATCGCTACTATTGGCAGCAGGTCACAGAGGGAATGACGAGCCAGGCGACATTTGGCGATGATATCGGTATTGACTACGAAACATTTGGCTACAAATACGACGCCGACCAAATGGCTAACACGTTCATTATCAACTCTGGTATAGGCGTCCCTCAGACGGCCTATGACGCCGGCACAGTCTCTACGTACGGGCCTAGAGCTATAACGATAGATACGTTACTCTCAACGGTAGATGCTCTCTCAATGGCGCAAGGTTTAGCAGCCCAATACTCGGACCCTGTACTACGCTCGGAACCGTTCCAGGTAAACCTACTCAGCGATATTATTGCTAATCGTGTGCTCACTTTAGAGCTCGGTTACAAATTTACGACCCGACGCAATGCGTTAGGAGTTTCAGGCGCAATAATCCAAAACTTATCTCTAGACAGCGTGCAACATACGATACGACCTGGTAGCTGGCTGGTAACTATGGACGGCTCACCACGACAACAGTACGCCTGGTTTACACTTGATAGCAGTCTCTTAGACGGCACCGATGAGATAGGCTACTAATCATGGCTGCACCTACAAACTTGCCGGCGTCGTTCACAGCCGCCACAGCTTTACCCGCCTCGTCGCTAAATAACTTACGTGGCGCTTTTCGTATCTTGCAGGTCGTTATGGGCTCAACGACAACCGTTACCAGCAACTCGACTACCACGTACGCAGATACAACTCTCACGGCCTCTATCACGCCTCAGAGCTCATCTAGCAAGGTTTTAGTATTGGTTTATCACCCGTCCGTCAATAAATCAGGTGACGTAAACTCTGGCGTACTTTTACGGCTGGTACGTGGCTCTACCACTATCTCTACATTTGGCGCAGGCCTCGGCTACACCGGCACGGCGACCACAGTAACTAGCGGTACCTCGCTGGCATATTTGGATACCCCAGCGGTAGCGTCAGCGACGACATATAAAACACAATTCGCTAACAACGTCGCCGCCGCAGCTGCACAAGTACAAACCAGCTCGTCTATGAGTACTATCATTTTGTTAGAGGTTTCAGCATGACCACAGACTCACCTACCGACCGTATTTGCACCTGGCTAATCGAGCAGGGCTATACGTCAGGCTGGGTAGTCACCGGCACAGAGATAACCCTATGGCTCAATTCTGAGCCCCAACCCGAAATACCAGCAGAGCTGCTACAGCCAACCTGACCCCATTGACCGGCTAATAGTCGGTAAACTCGTAACACGGGCCTAACTAGACAGAGGTAAAACCTTATGCGTAGAGCCATTCCATTTATTAGCGTGCTTTTTCTTTTAGCATGTACTCAACCTGAGGCGCAACAGACGACACTACCGCCGCTGCTGGTAGCGCCCGTCGTCACTATCCCCCTGACAGTTGCGCCTCAGGCCACCACCACCAGCACCACGACGACAGAGGCACCGCTGGCATTTGACATAAACGACTACATAGACGAGTCGAGAGCACAGCACGGTAATTGTGGAGAATGGTACGAAACAGCTGTAGCGGCAGGTTGGGAACTCCCCACCTATTGGGCCGACCTGAGCCGCATTATGTACCGTGAGAGCAGCTGCACCCCTACAGCATTTAACGGACACGACGCCGGCCTCACACAAATAAATAAAGTGCACTCTAAAGGAATGGCCACCCTCGGCTACACGTGGCCTACCGACGCATTTAACCCAGAGATAAACCTACGGTACGCCTGGATTTTGTACCGTGACGCCTGCATAAATCACGACGGCCACCGCCCCTGGTCATACCTAAAATGTTAAATACGATACTCTTGTATCACTATGACCGAGCCGAAACCACGCCGAGCAATACGAAAACTAGGTGGCCTCATGCTGCTGCTGCTCGTGTTCTCGGCAGGTTTCTTATGTGGCTGCACCGACCGCTACCGAAACCCAGCCGATGACCCAGCCAATACGACACCGACCACCCTCACGCCGTAAACGCCGCTATACCCCTGAGGAATTAGAGGCACGAGTACGGGCCGTAGTCATTATTACTATTGCCGGCGTCGTATCTGTCAGCGTGATAGCAATTATCTATAGTCTAATTTTCGTATATCAGCCTGAGAATTTGTCGCCGGTAGACGACCAATTTTTTCAGATACTCAGCCCATTAACGCTCAGCCTCGGCGGTACTCTCGCCGGCCTGGCAGCTGGTGGCGCTATCCGTAAGCGTGATAATGAGCGAGGAGACTCAGAGAATGACTAGCCGACCGTATACAGGGAACAGCGACGCCGTGCACTCGGCTAAGCGTGAGGGTACCAAAACGTTTGTCGATTACTGCTGCTACCTGTTCGGTGTCAAGAGCCTCGGCATTTTTGTTAATAGGGACATGGTGGGCGCTCAGCCGCCTCGTAAGAGTGTGCACGCCACCTGGCGAGCTGTAGACCTCGGCGGCAACCCAGCCCAATTAAAAGCCCTCATAGCGTTTCTATACGACCATCGAGACATTTTGCAAATAGAGGAAATCCACGACTACAGCAGCGCCTACATGCCTAACCCCAATGGCTACGGTGCAGGGTATCGGTGTGACCGTGACGCCTTTAAATTGTGGGACGCTAAAAACAACGGCGGTAGTAAAGGCGGCAAATGGGCGCACGTCGAAATATCGCCACTTATGGCCGACCACCCAGACCTAGTACATGCAGCGTTTAAAAAAATCTTTAGCTAATGCCATACGACGACGACCCACAGCGGCAGGCCTACGAAAACGCTATGGCGCACGCCTGGCAGAGAACATTCACCGCTATAACCGAGTATTTAGAAATGCCCACAAATAACGCCGGCGGCCATACGACCGACGACGACGCCTACTACTATTGCCCTCGGCCTGAGTGCCCTTGCCATGAGAAATAGTAAGGGATACAAATGTTTAGAACAGCAGCCGAAACTCTTTTACTAGCTGTAGGTCTGGCGCTAGTTACGTTGGTGCTATCTGGTGACGCTCGACGTACCGCCATTTATTTATCTGTGGCGTCGGTCGTGCTATATCTTGCTACCGAGTTGCTGAGAGACGACGAATAAAAACGGCTCATAGTTGGTAATGCTTGACAGGTTTACCGCATATCTGTAAAGTATCTCACAGCCACCCATTAGGGATATGGGCAGCAGAAAAGAGCAGCAGACATGGCATTTAACAATGACGATTACGCCTCAGTAGCAGAGCGAGTAGCCCTATTTTGGGAGTCGTGCCCAGACGGCCGCATTATGACCGAGTGCACAGCCGACGACGGTAAGAGAGTCATATTTAAGGCGCTCGTATATCGACACCGAGACGACACCGAGGCGACAGCGACAGGATACGCAGAGGAATTGCGAGCAGACCGAGGCATTAACGCCACTAGCTGCTATGAGGTAACAGAGACCTCGGCCGTAGGTAGGGCACTTGCTAACTATAAATTTACGGCCTCTAAAAAGAATTTACGGCCGTCTCGTGAGGAAATGCAGGCCGCCCAGGCGGCCGCTAACCGTATTGCGTTAGATGAGGAACACCGCCGAACAATCAAAATTCAGATAGAAAAGCTCAACTACACGCCCGACGAGGCCAGGGTACTCATTGAGTCTGTCGCCGGCAATGGTGCCAAACTAGCCAAACTTAAAACAGCCGACCTCGTGAACGTCATCGCAGAACTACGCAAAATGGCAGAACTCAAATGACCGTTTCGCTATTCATCTGTGCAATGGCCGTCTATCTCCTATTCCACACACAAGATATATAACGTGGACGATTACACACAAAACGTATTAGACCGCCTCAGAGTAAACGCCAGCTATTACGAGCGCAGACATAAAGCTCTCGGCCTATCAGACTTACTCAGAGACGCCGCCGACCTGATAGACGCCTGGTATGACCGAGCCGAGCAGGCCATAACTCAAGCGTCAGACGCCGCACAAAACAAAACGACACCCACTCACAAAATGCGTGAGATACGTAAACAGCGTAAACCACGCTTGCCAGACGTGGCGATAGCAGAACGCCGACCAGCGCCGGCGTGTGAACAGTACGAAACAGACCTAAACCAATTACTCAACCTCATAAAGGATTTGCACAAATGACACCAGGGGACATACCAGCCAAATATCAGGGCATTATCGACCATAGCGATTACCTGACCACAAAAGTACGCCGGCTAGAGGGAGAAATAGTGCTATTACGCCGCCGGCTCAATGAGGCGTACGACATGGTGCACAGGGCCCGTGACACAGCAGCATTATTAGAGGCGCTACCACACGTAAACGAGGGTAACGATGAGTGACCAGCTTGACCTATTCGGCGCTCACGCACGCACCACAGACCCTCACACGAGTCACGAGGCCGCCCGTACAGTAAATGTGACACGAGGTCAGCAAATCGTTTTAAATGAGTTTCTCATGTATCACGAGATGACCGACGAGCAACTCATAGAGGCGCTTAAGATACGCCAGGGCTCATGCCCTGACGCCCGACTCTCTGATAGTGGCGCTAGGTCTCGACGGGCCGAGCTGGTTACTATCGGGATACTAAAAGACACAGGCCGCCGTACAACTACAGCAGCTGGCCGCAAGACAACGATATGGGGACTTTTGTGAAATTTGGCAGCATGTTTAGCGGCGTAGGTGGTTTTGATTTAGGCTTAGAGGCGTCTGGAATGTCATGCAGTTTTCAGATTGAATTAGATAAGGCGTGCCAAAATGTTTTAAATTATCATTGGCCGCAAGTACCTAAATGGCATGATATTAGTGAGGTAAATGGCGCAGATTTGCCAGCATGCGATTTAGTAGCTTTTGGTTCACCGTGCCAGGATTTATCGGTGGCAGGCGGTCGTAAAGGTTTAGAGGGTAAACGTTCAGGCCTATTTTATGAGGCATTAAGAGTTATAGGAGAGTTACATGCAGCTAAACCTATTCGATACGTCGTCTGGGAAAACGTCCCTGGTGCCCTCAGCTCAAATAGAGGCAAAGATTTCGGCTCAGTCCTTGACGGCCTGGCAGAATTGGGGGCGCTGGCAGTTGAATGGGCCGTGCTTGACGCTCAGTATTTCGGAGTCGCCCAACGACGCCGCCGAGTTTTCGTGCTCGCTGAGCTTGCACCTAGAACCACCGAGCAAGGTACCGAACAAATATTTTCTATCAAGCAAGGCAGCCGCAGGCATAATAAGGCGAGCGACAAAACACGGCAAAACAATGCCGCCCGAGCTGATGAGGGCGCTAAGGGAAATAGCCAGCGACCCTACGTAAAAAGCCGTCGAGCAAAATCTGTAGACGACTACGAAACATGGATAGAGTCTGAGATTAGCCCTACCTTAAATACTTTTGACAATGCCGGCGAGTCAAGGGCTACCGTATTGTTGCCGTTGCCAATTCAGGGCACAATTATTAACCGCTCAGATACTGCAGGGCCTCAGGGTAAAGGTATTGGCAAGTCTGACGGCCCTATGTATACGCTTGACACAGTCAGCCAGCACGGCGTAGCCCAGCCGATAATTTTTGAGAATAGTTACCGTGACGGTATTCGATTAAATAATGCGGTCGTACCTACATTACAGGCCGACCACCACGACGCCCCATATTTGGCGGTGTCGCCTACGTTAAGTGCAAAAATGGGTACAGGTGGACTTAACGTGCCAATGTTATCTATAGGCGACGAGCAAAAAATGATAGTACGCCGGCTAATGCCTATTGAGTGCGAGAGGTTAATGGGCTGGCCAGACGACCATACAAGATTTAAAGCGCCAGGCATAGAACAGCCAGATACTACAAGATATAAGCAAATAGGTAACGGCGTAGCCTCGCCAGTTGCTCAATGGTTGGGGGAGCAAATTATGAAACTAGAAAGGTTTAAAAATGCCTAAGGGAACGACAGCAGACCAATTAAACGACCTACAGCAGAAATACAGTAAACAGATACAAAAATACGAGACGCTCTACGCCAAATACTTACTACTGCTTGACGAGGTGCACCGGCTTAACTCGGTCATATCTGAGCGTTACGCCGACGCCTTACGAGAGGCCACAGAAACATTACGTAAATCGTTAGAGGCCTTGCCAAATGATAATTAGAGCGCCCAGACCTACCGAGAGTTTTACCGTTATTCGTAATGCCATTATCAGAGACAGTCGCCTCTCATATCGTGCTCGTGGCATATTGGTATCTATCCTGAGCCGCCCCGATAATTGGCGCTGTAGCAGCACTCAGCTCGCCCGTGAGGGCCTAGAGGGACGAGACGCCATACGGACAGCCCTAGAGGAATTAGAGGCCCAGGGCTACCTCATCAGGTACACGTATCGAAACACACGAGGGCAAATGGTCACAGACCTACACGTACGAGACGTACCTAACAGTATCCAACCGACGCCTGGAAAACCGACGCCTGGAAAACCGACGTCGGAAAATCAGGCGTCCTAATAAAGACTGTCACTAACAACTATTAAGAAACCGAAATGTCTATAAAACTTAAATAATAGGGAGATACCAAAATGGAAATAGCAGCAGCCAAAACACAATTAGAGGTATGGGCAGATTGGTACCAACCTAAGCACGTACCCTGGAGACGCTGGCGCAACGGCCCAACCGAGCCCGCCACCATCGAGCAAGAATGGATAGCCCTACTCAGCCTGCACCCAGCCGGCGTACTCAAAATAATCAGCCGAAAACTAGAGGACTATAAAAACCCACCCAGCCTGCTTGACATGCGCCGTATGCTCAGAGACATAGCAGCCCGACTCATACCAGACGACGCCGGCATAAATCATGGCACCGTCGTATGCCCCAGCTGTAACGGTACAGGCTGGCTAGTACGCTGGGTAGAGACAGGTATCTACCCTCACGATGAGGCCTACCCCTGCCAACCTTGCGGCAAGAGCGGCATAGTCCTAGCTCACCGAGCCCGTACGTCTGACATATTCTAAGCTCATGGCTAAACCATACAAACAAAAGAAACAAGTATACGGCGGCCCCTGGAGACGCATACGCCAACAAGTACTAGACAGAGACCAGCACCAATGCCAAATACGCCAGCCAGGCTGCACCCGCATAGCTACGACCGTAGACCATATACAGCCCCTAGCGTTAGGTGGAGAATGGTACGAACCGATGAATTTACGAGCAGCCTGCTCATATTGCAATATTAAACTAGGGCACAAAACTAGAGCCCTACTTGCCGGCAGACGCTCAACAGTACCCCTACCTACCGAGAGCGCCCCAGCGTCGAGGCAATGGTGAGACTCATATCAAAATTTAAGGCTCATTTTTTCCCAGGCAAAATCTCTGGGTACCCCGTCTCATTTGTCTATTCTT